ATGCAAGTAAAACAGTAAATGCTTTAAGTGAATTTTATGATGAAGATGGTGACGCTACTGAGCCAATAGATAATCTTTCGACCCCTGCTGATGATTTGTATTCTTGGGATTGGAATGATGCTAATCCTGAAGCCACAAGGACTTGGTGGAAAACTACAGATTTGAACAATGAAAGTGGAACTGATGTTGTGGATGGTACCTTTGATAATATAGATGCAAATTATGAATATGTCGGAAAAGACCCTTATTTTCCAGTAGAAAGGATACAAAACAATAGCCCTCAATCAGGGTTACATTTTAATTCACAAAATAGAAACGAACAAAAGACAGGTGCTTATGCGAGATTAGAATTGGTTGAAGATATACCAAGCTATCCTTGTGTAACTAAAATATTATATAATATTGATTATTTTACACCTAGTAATCTAGACGATTATAACTTTCCTGTATACTGGTTTTTAGCAGCCGAGCCTTCTGCTTTTTGGATAGAAAGAAATTTGATTAATAGAAAACGAAATCCAAATTATACTTTTGAGCATATGATAACAACATTAAATGATTGGCACGAATACTACGATGAAGAAAATTGGACAACTGCTTGTGAAGTTCCTAATCACGAACACGTACCATTTGATACTGATGAAACACAATTTAGATACACAACTCAAGGGAATTATGGTACAAACCCAGAGGTGGGGTATGATAATATTATATTAGGGTTCAATACTACTGGTGCTTATAATAGTATACAATGGGGAGTTCCTTCACTTAAAGGTGATAATAAGAGAGTTTCATCTTGTATAGCTAATTTGAAAGAATTTTATACATTACAAGATGTATTAGTAGTAGAATATGCAAAAGAAGATTTTTATAGTAGTATTAGGGGAAGAACTGATGAATCAGGTTTTTCTGTAGAAGCTACAGATATTAGTCATAATAATTCAGGTGGAGATTATGCCTCTACTCTGATTTGGACTGATGAACCACACCATTTAAAAGCGTATGATAAATTTAATTTCTATTCAGGCGGAAGTTATATAGGAGAGTTTACTTGCACGGAATCAAATCTTCCAACTTCACTTCTGGTAGAAGATGAAGATATTGTTGGATATAATTCTGGCACAATATCACCTATCTTTGTACTTTCAAAACCACATACTATTTTACAAAATATACTAACAGAAGAATTATCTTATGGAAAAGGCGTTATTTTACCTGATTCAAGTATAGAAGATGATTGGATTAATAGTTTTTCAATGAATGAACAACAGGAAGCTAAAAGCGTTATTGAAAATCTTTTTAAATCGTCAATATATATACCATCATTTGATAGTGGGGGTAATTTTAAGTTTATTGACCTTAAACAAAACATAGAAGATTATAATCAGTTTGAAGCTATAGATAATCAAGATATTCTTAAGTATTCTTTTGGTTTAACTAAATTAGAAGATGTTAAAAACCAAGTAAATATAAAGTATAAAAAAGATTATGGCTCAGGAGATTTTTCTGAAGAAACAACTTATGGTATAGAAGATAATAATGGTAATTTTGTAGAAACGTTAGATGCACTTACTTTACAATTACCACCTGATGATATGGTTTATGATATTGGTTATTATGGCGTGAAAGATGTAGATGCTCAGTTAGAAGTAGAAAGTGAATACATAAGAGATAAGGATACGGCACGAAAACTACAAAGAAGATTATTAATGTGGTATGCTAATCAACACTTAACAATGAAATTAGATTTACCTCCAAGCTATATACACCTTAATGCTGGGGATTATATAAGATTTGATGAGCTTATAGGTGGCAAGTTAGCTTTTGGATTTGATTATACACAAGAGTTTGTTAAAAATGGACAACTTATTTATCCTGTATTTTTTGTTACAAAAGTATCTAAATCTTTAACTAAAGTAAGTTTAGAGTTGGTACAAGTGCATCGTGGGAATTTTGGAAGGAATGACGGAGAATTAGGTAATTATTTAATACCAAATCCTTATGATAATGATATTTATGCACCAGAATCTGAAGATTATGAAGAAGATGAGGAAGAAGAACAAGAGCCTTATTTTACAGCATCTTGGGATAGTGACTTTGACATTCCTGATTTGCATCCAGAAGACATCCTTGCTATTGTAGCTACTAATATTGAAACAGGAATTACCATTGATGTTCAATTAATGGATTCTAATCGTACTTTTAATTTTGGAGATTACGAAATTGAATCTGGTATTCAAGATGATGAAAGTATAGGAAATAATCTTGTTAATGCGACGATACAAGTAACCAATAGTGATTACGGAGATAACGCAACTATATCTCCTCTTATAAATAGATATAATATAGATAAAACTGACCAAACTGAAGAAGATTTTGACGATGTAGATATAGAACTAACATTTGATTTGATTATAACGTCAGATATTGATTCTGAGTATGAATATGTTTTAACTTTTAAACAAATTATTCCACCAGCAGACGATTCCTATATACCAGGTGATGTAAACGCAGATGGTATTGTTAATGTTCAGGATATAGTTGCAACAGTACAATATATTTTAGGTACACAGGATTTTACTGAAGAACAAATTGCTGTAGGTGACTTAACTCAAGATGGTGGAATTAATATCTTAGATGTTGTTGCAATGATTAATATAATATTAGGATAATATGAGTAGATATAATAAAAGAGAATTAGGAACTGGTAAATCAACAATTATATGTAATAATGGTAGTTGCTCTATTGAATGTGATGTAGATATATTAGGTATAGAGATAGATTTTACAGGTAAGGCTTCAATTACGCCAACACTTCCAGAGGGTTGGGTAATGCAAGGTAATAAAAGTAAAATGCTTTTAATAGGGTTACAAGGCGTAGCTATAAAAAATTCAGAACTATTCACCTATAAAGGTACTATTAAGCTAAAAAAGGTAGTTGTAGCTAACAAAGACGCTGAACGAATAATGTGTAACATAAAAAATGTAAGTCCAGCTTGGACACGACAACGATGGTCTATGGATGTAGAAGCAGATACTTGGGATAATTTTAAGAGTAATGTTAAAAAAGGTAAAGCTACTAGCACTAAATATATTCTACCTGATTATGATCTACCTAAAGCAGAGCCGATAAAGAAAACTAAAACAAAAATTAAAAGAAGAAGAAGTACAGGAGGATATTAATGGGAAAGCAAGTTAAAACGCCAAGATTTTATGTAGATATGCCTACATTTTTACACGCCACAGGACAACTAGGTTGGGATGATAACTTAGGTGGTGCAGAATTATTATATATAAATTGTGCTAACCCATACATAAGAGAAGTAGAAAATCAAAGTAAGCTTTTCCAAATAGGAAATCAAACTAATAATGTAGCAAAAACTTCTTTTCCTATAAATTTTGTAGCATTGTTAAATCATAATTTAGGTTCTGATTTAGGTCCAACAATTAGAGCAAGAACTATTAATAGCTCAAGACATTTTGAAGGTTCTAACAATAGTGAACTGAATGTTATAAATTCTGAATTTACAAGTGGTAATGGTTCATTAAATATTATACAACCTCAATATAATGGAACTAGCATATTTACTTTTAGTGATAAAGATGGTTTACAAGATTATTGGACATCATTTGATTTAGTTTGGCAAACTCAAGAATATGACACAGAAATCCCTCATCAACTTGGTTCTTTTGTAGTAGGTAAGTATTGGGATGCTCCTAATTCGCCTGACCTTAACCTTACAATGTCAAGACGATTTGATGGGATTAAAAAACAAAAAACAATAGGTGGCAAAACTTTAGCTAACATTTATTATGATGGACCAACAGAGTGGACTATGAACCACCCTGATGATGGAACTTATAAATATCCACCATTTGAATTAGATATGAAACAAAGCATTGATGCATTTCCTGAATTTTTTAGAGCTAAAAGTGGTTTAGGAAGAAAAGGATTAAGAAGTTGGAAACTTACATTCAGTTATATAAGTGAAGATGATATGTGGATGGCTTACGAAAATTCAAGTTTAGCTCCATTTT